CTGCCACATGTTTCGCATTTAAAATCATATAGAGGCATTAATCGCAATCTCTCCAGTCTTCTGGCGTTGGTGCCGTTGTAATTGTTCCACAATCTTTACACTTCTGAGCAAGGTCATACCATGTAACTTCTCTTGTTTCTTGGTCCCACATTACTGTAATCTCAAACATAAGACAACCGCATATGCAGGCAAAGGTAGGTGTACCTCTTAGGTCATTCATTAGGTTCATTATCCCAGAAGAACTTGTAGTAGTTAACATCTAATGAGAAGCGTTTCATATGTTGAACAACTGCTCCTGTATGAGAGTAGAGTGGGACTCCTGCTTTACCCATGAGTCTGAAGAAGTTAATGTCTTCTGATACGAACTCGTCACCAACCCCAGTCTCATTAAAATACGGGACAGCACCATGCACTCTGCGCATTTGGGTAACTGCCGAACGGTGCATAAGCACGAAGCCAAATCCTGCCGAACCAACTTTAATAAGCGCATCCTTCGGCAAAGGGTGAACGTATGCAATCTTGTAGTCCTCTCCTTCAACCCAATTAAATATAGCAGGGTACGGAGCCATAAGGCTACGTTCATTTTCTTTAGAGATAAAGTAAGTACCAGTAACTACTGGTCTTTCTTTAGCATCTGTTGCTGCCCATACTTTACGTAGTGCATCTTCTGTTAATACAATGTCACTGTCTACCCATAACACCCAGTCAAAGTCTGTTTTGTCATACCAGAACTCCAACGCTGTCTGGCGTTGTCGTCCTATCTGATTGCCCTGTACACGCATGGCTGACTTGATTGGTAGTTCAGATGTAAGTGCAGCATAGACAAGACCTTCAGTGAACTTGCCATCTGTTGTGCCGTTGTCACACCAGCATACAATGATGGACTCACTCTTCGGGGCTGTCACTTGTTTCTTCTGGAACTGACTCTTGTTGTGTGTCTTCGTCATGATATGGTTTCCATCCACCTAGGTGTTTGACTAATGAATTGAGTGCACGTTGTACTTTCATACGCGCACCATCTGGTGTGCTATCCATTTCTTTAGATAGTAGTACCCAGTCAGGTGAGTCTATGCTAAAGCGTAAGACTAGTGTGTGTTGTTTAGCCTCTGATAATTTACTAAAGGCTGCATGTATATCTGACCGTAGTGCTAGCCAGTTGTTGCCGTCAGATAAACTTCCACTGCCGAACTTGGCATTGAGGTCTTGAATGCTGACAGGTATAGCATAGGTTCCTGCGATAATAGAAGGTAAGAATGCCTCAACAACTGAGACGTCATAGTAATACAAATCGGACGTATCATACCCAACCTTCTTGCTTTTCTCTCGTTCGCAGAACTTCAACGCTGCATTACGTAGCGACTTAGCGATAAGTTTATCTCTATCTTTCTGCTCTAATGCAGACCACTCTTTGTACTTGCGCGGGTGTCCAACAAACCAAACCCACAACTCTTGCGCTATGTCATCACGTTCAAGCATAGTATATCTACGTGTGTACTCAGAGGCTAGAGTTTGTACCAAATCATTATACTCTTTGATGTAAGTCATTAAGGAATGATTACCTCGCCGTTAACAATTGGCACAGCAAATGGAGTTACAGTTGTCCCTGATTGCACAAGGATACCAATACCTGTTTGCCAGTTGGCACTGCCTGATGTTAGATAACTAGCCTGCTTTATATCCATCATGTGTCCTACTTCAAGACCATACAATGTATGTGTTTTGCCATAGAAACCAGTAGTCTCATGCTGTAATCCAATACGGTGTGTGTGTCCACACACGACTGACTTACCTAGACGCTTGGCTAGATTTAATGCTGTTGCTCCAGGTGCACGGTTAAGTGCGCCCTCATCACCGTGTGCCATTACCCAGCCAGGCATTAACTCATGCATCTTATGCAAGTAAGTAACACCTAACTTGTCATAGCCAAGTAGTGTTTCAATCTCTAATGATTTAAGAGACATAAATGCAGGTGCATACTTACGCATGTATGTATCAATGCGGTCAGTATGGTTACTGCGTTGAATATAAAATGGTTTACTCTTACCTAATGCTGCGCGATAGTTGCGCATAATCTGGTGAGTTAAATCAATACTATCTTGTAATGTTTCTGCGTATTCACCAGCCATGCCTTTGTTCCAACGACTAGGCTCTGGTGCATCTAGTTCATCACCGACACACCAGAGTTCGTCTGGTTTATAGTATCGTATGAAATCCAGTGTGCTTTGGATGACGGAGTTGTTTTGGTATGGTATTTGTAGGTCGCTCAGGACTACTACTCGTTTTTGTTTCGCTGCCATTTGAATTGGGTAAACCTTCCCACTGTCCACGTTGGACTAGCAGTCCGATTATGGCATAGTTTGCAAGGTCAAGTAGGGTATCTTCTAATGATTCATACTTCGGCGTGTTGCCGCTGTCTAATAAGTTATTAAGTCTAGCCAACTTATCGTACATGCGTACACGCAATCCATTCATTGCACCACCAGGTGCACCTGCAATGTTCATTGGACCATAGTCTTTATGCTTGTCGTAAAGGGTCTGAAGTAGTTGATTTACAATGACTTTAGCGTCATCAGGATTCTTCATTAAGTATTCTTCCTATCTCTTTATCAAGTGTTTTCATGGACTCAGAGACTGTCATCTCTTCCCATACCTTATCAGCCATGCCATCTTTAGATGCAATTAGAATTGCAGCCATCATTATAATCAGACGTTGTGCTTCTTCAGGGTCTTCATCAATGGTGTAGTAGATGTCTTCTAGTACTTCATTGACATTCATAATCTTATCATCAGACACTGGGATACCAATGGTATACCCACTATGTTCTAGATGGTCCCAGAATGTTTCATCCAGCGGCAATGCATTCTCTGATTCGTTCGTCAACCCAGTCGCTCCCTTGTCTAATCATCATGCTGTTTACGTCTTCGCCTTCTGGCATAGAGACAATGTTTACATTACCTAGTTCTCTGCTTATCTTTTTGCCAAACTCTAATCCTGCTGCGTCGCCATCGGCTAGCACAATAACAATATCAAAGTCGTCAAGTATCTTAGCGTAGTGTGGTTTCCAATTGTTAGCACCAGGTATACCAACAGTAGGGTGTATTGTTTTGCTGCTCATCATGATGCAATCAAACTCACCTTCGGTAACGCAGATGTATTTGTCAGCAACAAAGCATGCTTGTGTATTAAACATAGTAGTCTTGGCACCAACTAGTCCCATATACTTAGGGTCATCATTACCTAGTGCACGGAATCTAATATCAACTACACCTGACGGTGTAATGTATGGGATAGCAAGCCGTCCTTTGTACGGCTCATGCCCTGGAAGTGGGTCTTCTACCACTCCCAAGTGAAATACTCTTGCCTCGTCTACCGAGAGTTGACGGCTTAACAGATACGGCTCTGCTTTTTCTATCGCTGCTGCGTATCTCTGTGTTGCCTGTAGTAAGAAATTTCTCTGCGAAGTTGACAGCCTCACGGTAGTCACCACCTTCCTTGTACATGATGAGAGAATAAGTATCGCCTTTGACACCACAACCGTGACAGACAAAGGCGTTCTTATCATAGTTAACTGCTGCACTTGCATGTGAATCATGATGGAACGGACACTTCATCTTACGCCATCCGTTACCTACTGTTGGTGTATCTGCACCTATGTAGTTAAGGTACTCCTCAATGCTTGGCTTCTCCAAGTGCTCTCCTTAGTAAATCTACATATACATGTCCAGGCATGGTGCAGTACCACTCGCTAGGGCTCCGCTTCCCTTTACGTTTGTGCCACACCACGCCCGTCCAAGCCTTATCGTTAGCCATCTCGGTTAACAATTCTTCTGTCCACCCAGCCAAGTTCATCTTGGCATGGTTTTTGATTTCAATTGTAACTCCAGGTATACCTGAGATGTCACCTTTGTCTAGCGTAGCGCCAGCCAATCGCCTATCTACATATGGGAACCATTCTTTAAGATACGCAACTACGTCGCGTTCCGCTCCACTACCTTTGGCTTTGGCTGCACTACTCATGCTATCATTTGCTTTTGACATTTAGAACAGAACACATCTTGTTCTTCCCAGTATCCTGGTCTACCACAATGCCAGAAAGATATTTCTCTGTCTTCGTAAATTTCCCACATACTTATACCATCATCTCTGGTTGTCTATAGTCACGCACTATGTCTTCAAGATACATAGATGCTGGGTCGAATGATAACGATAGGTATGTGTTACCTGTCGGGTCTGCTTTGCCATAACGATTTTTAACTGGGGCTACACATAAGTATGTGTCTGCTCCTTGAATCATCTGACCTACAGTTAATACCATTGCTGGTATTTGTGCAACCTTACCTTGCAACGCTGAGCGTGGCTGGCAAGGATAACCTGCTGCACCTTCTTGTGTATGGTGTAGCACTAGCACTGCTGCATTGGTATCTCTTGCAAGATACTTAAGTTCTTTCATGACCTGACGCATACCAGCAAACTCTTCATGTCCATCAATAGCAATGTCCATAAGATTGTCTACAACTATAAGTGTTGGGCTTCTGCCCCACATTGTTTCAAAGGCAGATACTTCTTCATCTAAATCTTTAAGCGTAGGGCTGGGCTCGAATGACCAGTACATACCAGAGAACTCACGCAGATATTCTGCTGCTCTAGTAGGTTCGGTCTTTAACATTAACTCTGCTGCTTGCTGAGTTATCTTAGCCTTCATAGCAAGCAGACGCATAGCCATGGTATGTGCATTGGTATCAGCAGAAAAATATAGTGTTGGTTGTTTTAATCTTGCTGCGATATGTAATGCAATAGATGACTTACCTGCGCCTGGAGTACCTGCAATGATAGTAACTTCTGCTCTACGCAAGATGATACCTTCACGCTGGAAAGCCTGGAAAGGTGGGGGTAATGGTTCCCCCCCCACCTCCGCCTTGTTAATACTACGGCGTAATGTTTTCACTTAACTCCCGTGCTTATCGTTTTTGCAATGTTCCCAACATGTACCACACTTAGCACAATGGTCTATCTGTGAGCCAACATCATATGTTGTTCCACAATAGTCACACATGTTATGCTTTTGTTTGGTCGGCTGTAAATGTAGCAAACTCTGGTGAGCCTGCTTTTACATACTGAGTTGTGCACTTGCTTGGGTCGCCTTGCTTAGCAGGACAGAAGTGTCCTTTGTATGGACCAAACTTGCCAGTCATACCATAGATACGTGTCATTGTACCGTGAGGGCACTGACGTGCACCTGCACCTGGCACTGCTGCCACTTGTATTGGTGAGTCCCATGACTCAGCAACTACTGTGCCACCTAGTTGGTTGGCAAGCATACCAATTGCTGGTGCTGGTGGTACCGCAGCATTGACTGGTGCTGCCCCACGGATTGCTGCTTCTAGTTCTACAGTTGCAGATGCTAGTGATGCTAGTGTCATTGCTACTGTCTGGTCTAGTTCTTCTGCATTAGATGCACGAAGTGTGATGAGTGAACCTGCTGCTGATTTAACTGTGATACTGATTGGTGCTTCGCTGTGTGTCATGTTACTCCTTGATTGGTGTTACTAGTTTTTTCTTGGTGTCGCGGAAGGCGCGTACTTTCATTGCTAATTGTATACCCTTCCAACCTTCTTTAATGTCAACGAAATGCAGAGTACATTCGCCACCGCCTGCTGGCAAGTGGACAATGATACCGCGTTCTGTGTTGACGTCACCCCAACTACCGCGGGTTGCCGTAGCAGGGTCGTACGGCAAGCCGTGGGCATACACTGCTAACTGCATAGCAATCTTGTTGGGGTATGAGATGCTGCCTGTCTTGAGGTCAGAGATAAACAGTTCACCTTTGTATTTAACGATACGGTCAGGTGTACCTGCAATCTTAAACTTATCTAGTACGCAGAACTGTTCGATGTTTACATTCTCGAAGTCTTTAGTTGCATCTGCGTATGCTTGTATGTCTGCAACATAATCATCAGGGATAACACCTAGGTCTTCACCTCGGTCTAACTTCTCTGTCAATGTATGTAGTGCAGTACCAATGGTAGCCTGCTTGGTTGCACCAGCAGCCTCCATTGCATCTTCTACCAACTTGTCCATCTCTAACTTGTTGTCTCTGTTTGCTGATGCAGCAAGCAGTAGGTCTGGACGCAGCGTTAATCCTGCTGCTGCCATACGTAACTTCCATGCTACTAATGCAGTGCCATCATCTAATGAACCTGCAACTGTAGTTGTCCGTGTGTATGGTACTGGCTTACCACCCTTGGGTGGAACAACCATTGGTCTACCGTAACGGTCTCTTGGTATAACTAACTCTGACATTATTCTCCTTTGATTAAGTACTAGCAGGAGGTAGGACAAGGAGAGAGCCAAAACCTACCGCCCACTAGTGTCCCCATCATAGCATAGTGACGGCTATGCGTTGATGTTATTGCCGCAATGCGGACAAATCTTTTCAGGTCGCGAATACTTTTCGTACTTAGCATAAGCGTCCTTGTAATTCTGATGCACATATATCTTACATCTATTACGTGTGCTATACAAACGTATGAGTGCACCTGATTGGTGCAGTACTGACAGAATACCACTGGTAGTACCGTGATGCCAACCAGTTTCTGTGGCTAACTCTTTCCAAGTTAGCCCCATTTCTCCTGCTTGTTTTAATATACGTAACGCTAACTGCTGTCTGTTTTCTTCCCGACCAGATGAGATATTATCTACTGCTCTCTGCTGAGATGTATCTGTACCTGACCAGCCAGCAGTACCGTTGTATGGTACAAAGGCTGATGACATTAGTTGTCTTCTTCAATGTCATGCACTTCAATACCATCTACTTCCATGTCAGCAGAATAGTTTGACACGTCAGTATTATCTTCAATGATACTTTGAATCTCATCTTCATCTTCTACTTCAAGATTGAATGAACCTGTAATAGTGAAGGTTCCACGGTATTTGGTAGTAAGTTTGCTGCATCCGATACGTTCAAGTAATGCATTGACGTCACCTTTGTTGCATGTCGTCTCACCATCTTCCCATTCACCTTCACTGAAAAAGTCACGGACTTCATGACGTAGGTCACGGATTTCTTTGCGCTGCATGTCGTTGACTTGTTGGATAGCATCTATTTCCTGTGCTCTCTTTCTGAAATGCAGGACTTCTGTTTCAGTGTATGTAATTGCTGATTGTACAGTACCATCTTCGTTACTTGTGTTGATTGTGATTGTGTTCATGTTTCCCTCTCGTTGTTTGTGTGTGCTCCGTGTTCGCCACTGGCGGAGCAACCCAGTGAGGTGTCCCTTATATAACAGGAAAGGATTATATAAGTTCTTGCGTTTACCCATGCTAAGGTAAATCTATGCAGTAAGCACTAGGTCTAGTGCTTTGTCTTTGATACGGTCATTGCGTCCGCTGATGGTGGCAATGGCACGTCGGTCAGAGCCACCAGAAGCATAATGGTCAGCATGTTCAATGACTGCTTGCCATACACCAAAGGCTGTGCCTCTGATGTTCTCTTGTGTAGGTGACTGGCTGTAAATATTCCATGCTGAGTCACGACCATTGAGTGCAATGGTACGTTGACGACGCTGTCCTTGTGATAGTAGATGGTCAGGTGCTTCTTCAATCTCTGAAGGCAATGCCCATACAGCCTTGAAGATGTTCTTAACTTGACGTTCATCAACCTTACGTTGCAGTAGCGTACCTGCTACTACTTCATACTGTTGAATAGAATCATAAGTTAACTGCGTGATGTTACGGATGTCATTGACTGACAACTCCGAGTTGGTTGTGTGCTTCATGACATAGGTGTATGCGTTCTTATGTTTACCTTTGATGATGCGATTGATTTGATTGGCACAATATAAACGCTCAATGATAGGGCGAATACGTACTGCACATGAACCATCATGTGATGATTGCACTAGTAGGAACGCAGCGTGTGGGTCATTGGCTACTTGTATACCAGTAGGTAATTCCATTACCATCCAGATGTTAGCACCATTGTTGTACTCACCTGCTGCTGTATATCGTGCATCACCTGAATCAACCAGTGTATCTAACGCACTGAATACTTCCATGTTCTGCACAATCTTGTACTTGTCACCGACTACACCGATGACTTCATTGGTATTGTCTTTGCCAAGTTTAAGTACAGCCTGTCGCTTAGGTACAGGGTAGTGAAGTTGTACTGTTTCTAAATCACTAACTGGAATATGAACGATTGCTTCCATGTCTGCTAACTGTACGTTCCAGTCTAGACCAGCCTGTTGTGCAGCCTCTGATGCAGAGCCAGCATTGACAGCAGTGCCTGCTTGTACCCAAGCCTGCTTGTTCATCTTGGCTACTACTTTATTATTATATGACTCGCTAACTTGTAGCATTACTCTTCCTCTCCGAAGATATTTTTTACTACCTTTGGGTGTAGTTCTTTACGCATTGCAGCAAACATTTCTTTAGGTGCACTTGCTCTAAATACACGGTCAAGCAATAGTGCTAGTGAATAGTCTGGCTGTGCATTTGTTAGTGTAAGGAATGCATCTGCTGTGTTGCCCTGCTCATAGTACAACTGAGCAAGGATAGATACAGGTCCACTGATATAAATACTATCTGTTGGTGCTTTGTTTACTAGATGACATAGTGCTAGTTCAGTACGCTTAGCATCATACTTATCTAAGATACCTAATGCAAAGTCACGCACTTGAATGTCTGTCATGTAATACAATACAAGTGCAGTTGTTTCCATCTCTACATCTGATGCATTGAACGACATGAAGTATCCATCAATTAGGTTTGCACCTACACGCTGGACTGCTGTGTTCTCATTGTCTACTAGTGTTCCCAACTCTACAAGTTGGTCATGCATTGTTAGTGTCTGTTCCATTTGTGCTCTCTCTTTCTGTTAGTGTGGTGTATATCCATGCCCAATCATAACTGTAGTCATGCTTGAGCGTCATTGTTACCATGTTTCTTGCTTCATCATCATTTGATGCACGGATTTTAAATACCATGCATACATCATATGTTTCCATTAGTACCAGTTATTCTTTCTATGGAATGCCCAAGCGATTGATGGTCGCTCGTATCTATGGACTATGTACGACAGCCCCTTCTCAATTTGGAGAGGGGCTGGAGTCTTGGGGCTAGTGTTTAGTATCTGTGCTATACCATATGCAGTAGACTCAGGGTTATCTGCATACATATCCCACTTAGATTCTTTACCCCATAGTTTGTTGAGTGCAACCCACTCGCTGCGATTCCATTCTGGATAGTGTTCTTTCATATAAGCAAGGGCATAAGCCTTGGCTTTGTACTTGCTCCAGTAGTTGCCGCTTACATCTATACAGCGTGGGTCGTAGTCAACATGTTTAGTCAGTGCCTTGATAGGTATACCTATAAGGCTAGCCAATGTAAGTATGGCTACGCTTATACTTGCGTAGTATTTCTTAACGATACTAGTCAGCATAGACTACATCGTATGGTTCGTCAGGAATATTACATACACATTCAAAGATAAAGTTACCGCAATTGTCACACTCGCCATCTTTATCTAGTGCTGCATCATCTTCTACTCTTGGCTCACTCATTGTTCTCTCCTTTACCAACTCGCACAGTATTCAAACTCAGCGTCATCAACTGACTCGTCTATAATATCAGTTAGTTTTGTAACTGTTTCTGAAATCTCTTGCCAGTACCAGGCATCTATCTCTGTACTACCAAAGAAGAATCCACTAGCAGGAGGCAGCAATTCTAGTGCTGTCTCTGCTGTGCCTTCATCTAATACTTTCTGGCAATCATCTCGTAGTTGGATGAGTGCATTCTTACTGACATGGATAGGAGTGCAGTCATCTACTGCACCACTGTTGCTGATAATCCAACCATGAATAGCATTAGCCTTGCGCCAGTATGCTACTTCATGTGTTTCTTTCTGATATAAATACATGTCTAGTCCCATGTTATTCTCCTTCTGTACCTGTGTCTGTTATGTCACCAACTGTAGGTATATCTTGCATGATTTCAATAGATACATTGTTGATGTATCGTTGAGTCATAGCCACCCAATCAATGCCATACTCAGCACTAAGTCTGTTCCATGCTTCGCGTTCAACATCACGCTGGTCTGGACTATAGTCTGTCTCAACTGTTGTGACCATAACGAAATGGTCTGCTATAAATAATACATCTGCAATCATTACATTACTCCTCCTGAATAGTAGATACCATTCTCATCTATGTTTCCGTCCATGTAATCACACTTTACATTAGGGAACTCATGTTTGGCTTGACATATATTGCACATGCCATAGTCTATTGAATCTATGGCTGCTTGTATAGTGTTGAACTCTGGCATTAGAACGGTACCTCCACATGCTGTTGCTCGCAGCGTTGACGGTATCTGCGAAGCCTAGATTTCAAGAACCTATTGTCTTGTTGTAGTTGATAGTTTGCAATGGTAGTTATAATTATAAGCACAACTGATGCTGATAATGCAATAGTCATGCCTAGTATATCTGCTGTAGATAAATACATGATTGTCTCCTTAGATTGTGGACTTGCAGTTGTCCGTTGAGGCTACGGTAAACCCGTGAAAAAAAGAGATAGGTGAGTGACATTTCTGCCACCCACCTACCTGTTTTGTTTATGCAGTAACCTCTACTGCATGTACTTCTAACTGCGCGAATGGTGCTCTGCGGTCTGAGTCTTTGATGTCAGGACGACGGTCAAACTTGGTGACCAAGCGACCTTGCAATGTGATTGGCTGTGTACTTTCTGTGCCAGCCTTTGCTTCTCCTAGAATCTCCCCGATTACTGAGTCATCTAGTGCAATGATGTTCATACCTACAACATATACCTGTCGGTCTGCTGTATCGTTTCCGAACCGTGATGTCTCACGCTGGTCAAGCCAGCCTGTGAGTAGTGTTCCGCGTTCATTCTTGTATGTGCGGATGTTCTTGATTGTACCTGTGATAGTTACTTCGTTGTGCATTTTCTCTCCTATGTTAGTTTCTGATTAGTTTCTTAATTTGGCAGGTAGCCCTGCCGTAAGGCACAGGGCTACCAGCCTGAACACCTATCTGATGTTCAATTCTAGTGGTTTGTCACAGTCTTGGCAGTCATTGAACTGTCGTGGTGTGAGTATGTTGCACCAGGGGCACTGGATTTCCCTTGCACGCTGGCGCATATCTTGTAGTTCCCAATACTCCTCATAAACTCCGCCGTCATTTAACTGTACGATTGGTGGCAAGAACTCGCTCCGAGTTACTGGTTCGTCTGTGTCTATGAACTTCACAGCGAGTTCTATCAGGTGCATTGATTCGTCTTTCCATTTTTCTATCATGACTGCTCTCCTTTTGGGTGGTGCTATGTAGGTTTCTGACGCCGTCCAGTCGCTTGCGCTGGGCGCGTCAGTTGTATCGTATGATAGGCAAGGACCTTCGCCTAGCCTATCGTCCTCATGTAGGTTCCAAGCCTTGTCATCGGCTCTAGCCTCGTCGTTGTCTATGCATGTCTGACACTTGCTGGGGGTGAAGCCCTCGGCTGTGTCACGGGCGATGACCATGCATTCGTAGCAGTCATTCATGACTGTTATGCCTGTTGATTCCAAAGTTCGTCCCTTTCCATTATGTCGGCTGGGTAGTAGTTGCAGTCGTGAGCAATACGGTCACTGTCGGTGTCTAGTATGACACCGCACCAGCATTTGATTGGATATTCGTTCATGATTGGCACCTGTGCCAATCTCCGCACTGACCACACTGAATGCAAGTGCAGTCACCGCCTGAGCCACAACACTGGCACCAGTTCTGCTTACAGCCGTTACATTCCACGACTGAGTCGTCCATTGCACACACTGGGCATGGACCATCGAACACTGTCATAGTTCTGATTCCTGACATGATTACTCACCTTCCTTCGTGATTTCCATTAGTAGTACCATGATTGCATGCCCATGGCACATATTGGGAGCGCAGTAGCACGCTAAATCTTTACCCTTTAGAGGCTCTAACCACTGAGGCTCGCGCTCTAAGCGCCACTTAGCATATGAATGGAACTTACGGATAACCGTATCTCTATCACCATCTGCACCGATGATGAACGGGTTTCCCCACACAGTGCCACGACCGATAGCAACAGCACCTTCGGGAGCAGAACCATTAACAACACGAACAACTTTCATGATAACTCCTAACATTAACAACAGATTAGACTATCTAATCTACAACTCCACACACCATGTGTGTGCAGACTTGTCAAGCAGTTTTATCGCTTGACTAGTCCAGCAGACATGGTAGGTATTTTCCTACCCACAGACAGATAGACTACCCCCCTGTCAGGTCAGGCAGATAGACAACTGCCTAACAGCACCCAGTATGTACAGTCTGCTGGCAGACTGACTGTCTGTACAGTCTATTTGACCCACCCATGTTTAACTGACCGTACTATTATGTATTGTATCTCTGTCTACAATTTTCTGTCAGTATAGTTACAGGGGACTAGATACAGTTTGACCTGCAGTTTTATAAATAGTTGTAGATAAATAGTTCGTTTAGACAGTTTGAACGGATTAAGTATATATAGAGAACAAAATATATTCGCAAGTCTTTTTATAGCCTTGCTCATACTGTTACAACATACTGTACAAACTAACTGTTGTAGGCGGGATAACTATGCCCAAGGGACGGGGAATCAATGGCTGAGCACAAGGGATTTGGGAAAGGCGCCGACCACCATTTGGTCAAGGGGCTAGCCCAAGCCAAAGCGGATGTACTTGAAAAGGTATCCCAAGGGGTAAGCCT